TGGAGTAGGTTCTGGAGTAGGCACACCGGGTTCGCCTGCTAGAGGTGCACCACCAGCGGGACCCATTTCTGGCGGAACTTCTTCACCTGGAGGAACACCTGGGGCGAAACCGCCGCCCATCGGTGGTAGGGCTCCTCCTCCAGCAGCCCAATCAGCACCTCCACCTCTTATCTGATCAAGTTCAAATTGTAAAGCTGCATCTTTTCTCAGCCATTCCCTATTAGCTTTAATCTGCTCATCTGTCCATCCAAGATATTCCTTCTGACCATATCCTTGAGATATAGATTCATTTGCCACAACATTAGTAAAGTTATTAAGTTTAAGATCCATTATCTGTTGCCTCCGTAATTCAAAATAATTACGAGGAGGTGTGAATTGTAAGTCAAACACATTCTCTCTTAAATCAAAATCTTTCCATAAGTTTTTTAATTTTAGATGAGTAATAAATGCATCCTTTAAACCTACGGAAAATTGATGCTGAAGTCTAACAATAAAATTAGCAAATTTTAATTCTTCTCTTAATACAGTAGCATCAGCACTATATTGAGAGCTCTCAGTCTCAACTCTATTGGTAGGTACCTTAAGAGCTTTATATAATTTCTTAATAAAATAATTTAAATCATCTAGTTCACCTAAATTCGTTCCACCGGGTAATGTGTTAACTTCTGTACCAGTACTACCTTCTCTCTTAGGAAACCAATAAGCATCTAAAATTGATTGAGGATTAAATGAATCTACTCTTTTATTTTCATCTAAACTAAATGATTTTTTACTCCAATAATTCTGCATTAATTTGCGAATATAAGCCTCCGCTTTAGGTGCACTCATATTACCAACATCAACATTAAATACTAATCGTTCCGGTGCTCTTACCAACCGATATATAATAATTGAATCTTCAATTAATGATAACTGTCTATAAGCTCTACGAGCATTTTCAATAAAAGGAATTCTAAAAGTTTTATTTTCATTCCATGTACCAGAATTTATATAAGTGATCTGATTCTTTTCCATTGGAATAAAATCTTTATCTTGCATCCGCTGGTATTGCTCTTCAGCTTCTTTATGGTGTTTAGCTTTTCTAAGTAAATATGCTTTAACAAACATATTTTGATAATTATCAAATACAGGATCAATTGCTTGAGTTGGTATACTTATAACGCCTAAAATGCCTTCTTTAATATGTTTCTCATGTATAATATTTTCAAAATATAATTCTCCATCTACTAACATATTTCTCACATATTCCCATCCGTTTTCCTTAATATCAAACAAATTAATAAACTTTTCAAATTCTTCATTAATCTGCTTTTTTACTAGCGGATCAAAATCTATTACATCTCTTAACACTAAGTTAATTATATTACCGTGCTCATCTTCGTTAAGAAATTCATCGCAGATCTCATCTAACGCATCAGCTACCTCAGCGAACTGCGCCATTGTTCTATAATCTCGAAGCCTTCTATACTTATCTACATCAAGTGTAGCATACATTAATTCATTGTATGCTTTATCAGCTAAGAACGACCCAACTGGATGATCGGAGTCTGATACTTTAGGAGCAATAATAGAATGTTGTGCTAATAATTCTTTACGTAAAGAGCCTGCTTTATAGAAATCTCTAAACTTAGGATTCTCCAAAGTCACATCATCTATAATTGCCGCAGGAGACTTATAGGGCAAATTATTTTGAATAAATTTTTGTAACCCTCTACCGAATGTACCTTTTTTTCCGTCGTCAGCCATATTTAATTAATTATTCTTATTCCACTTGTTGATCCTACATCAGTACTAAATTTACCATACCCTGCAGAATTAATTGCTATTATATCTACTTCACCTACAGCAGTAACTACTGGAAATGTAATAGACATACTATTATAGTTATTTAACGTATAATTGCTAGTCAATACAGGGAATTGAGTTGTAAAGACTCCACTCACTTCAGGATAATATGCAGACAGCCCTGAAAAAGGTGTACTATTTGTACTAACAGCAGTAATAGAATTATAAAAATTAAAACTAGTTACTGATGGACTGTCAGTAAATAGAGGGTCAAGGTTCAAGCAACTTAACATTACCTGTGTCACTGAGTCAAAATTATACCCTTCAAGCGTTACGGAGCCAGAAAAAGTATTATTAAGAGTAGAATAGTTTCCACCTGTAAATTCTGGACGGCCAGAGAGTTCTCTATGATCAAATGTACCGCCAGTTAGGACGGCAGTTAAAGTTGAATTATATGTTATAAACTTACTCATAATCAAATGTATTTACAGGCACAAAATCTTGATCAATAGTAAATATGTTCTTAGTATCTTCTGTACGAGGACCTTTAAATAGCCAACCTTTCATTATGAAAGATGTATTAGCAATAACTCTTGCAGGTTGTGCCCCGGATACTTCAATAGGATAATCTAAACTTAAATTACCGTCCCATAATATCTCAGTTCTAATTTCAAGATTGTTAACTAACTTTTGTGTCGTCGGTACTATCCAGCTAATAATAATATAAGGATTGTTATATGGAACAAAATTACTCAAAATCTGATCCATATCAGTTTGAAACTTTGTCATTATAGACATATTAATACCTATATTAACTGGAATAGGAGTAGCTAAAAAGTCTGAATCAAACGCACCACCGCTAACTGAAGGAGCTTTGCTATAATAAAACCCTGGTATCTTATTAAAAACTCTTTCTGAATCTCTAGATATTGAAGTATAATGAACTGCGATTGTTGGAAGTTTTAATGATTGAGCCTTATTAACTATATCTTGAAGAGCTCTTTCTTTCGGTCCATAATAGAACCCTACTTTGATCTGATCAACAACAGTCTTACTTCTATTATATCTATTAATGATAATTTCATTAAAGGCAGTAATAAACTGCCTTATCATATCTTTTAGTTCAAAACCATAATATTGGTTTTTCATTATAAATATTTATTAAATAAAACGGTCTATAAAATATTCTGGCAACAAAGTTATATATTCTGGTAATAACTTTCTTATGCCTCCTGCATCAATAACATATGTAGTACTATAATCGTTTTCATTTCTAGTACACCGTCCACACTGTTGAATAAATGTAGTAAACATTTTATTTGTATACCATTTATAATCGTTTTTTGACATCTCTTTTACTCTCACATCTCCTAAATCTGGCCACGGACATTTAATAATAATACAAAATCGAGAAGCATCTCCCTTTAAATCAACTCCAAAATTCAACGACGGGCTCGCTAAAACAGTAGGGTTAGAACTATTGGAGTGCTCAGATAATATATCTATATTATCTTTATCACCTTTTATACGATATAATACTCTATCATTTTTTAATTGATGTTTTAACTTCAACGTTAAGACATTCGACTGAGTATGAATTAATCCTTTTACATCATTGTGTTCTTCTAAAATCTCCTCCACACACTTAACGACCTTAGGAAAATATCTATCAATATTCTTTTTTGAAAGTTGAAATGTACCAAATATAATTGGAGAAAGGGTCGGGTCAAACGATGAAGGTAAATCTATATATTTAAAATCTTGTTCAGCTACTCCAAGATTTCTCATGACACGCCTATAATCGACAAATGTAGCAGACATAAAAAGAACTTTGTCGGCATATTTAAATAAATGTTGTGCTAGCACATCAATCTTTTTAGGTATTAATTGTATATATTTTTTATTATGAATAAAAGCTTTATTAATAATATATTCAGATTGCGACCAGGTATCAATAACAAGAGACAAGTCTCTTTTTAAATCAGCAATAAACTTAAATTCTTTCTTTACAGCGTCGCTAATTGTATCAGAATGCTTTTCAAGCATTCGAAGCAACTCAACATACCTATCTTCTAATTCACTCTGTAAGTTAATTAAATTATTATGAAACCGTTTTCTGTTAGATGAATACAACAAACTAAAACTATACTTGTTTAGCTTATTCAATTCAATACTACAACTAAACCGACTAACTATTATATTCTCTAATTCAGAAGCCTCGTCACATACAATAAGCTGTCGATATTTTAAATGATCAGGTTTGTGAAAAAAGCTCGAATAATTCTCTACGCTTATCTTTGCAGTAATAGATTTATTTTTAGCTTCATAATAATCACATCTATTACAACTCCAACATTCTTTTTTTAATTTAGAACTAAAAATACACGGTGCTGCATCCGCAGAGCTTCGACCATCTAAATTACAAATATATGAACCCTTACCTTTGAGAGGTTTTATATCTTCAAAATCTCTAGTATACTGATCTTGTAATGCTTTTGTTGTTGTTAATATCGATGTACCATAGTTCTTATTCTCAAAGTCATCTGCATATTCATAAACTAATTTACCGTTGTCCCATGAAGTTTCAAATGCTCTATAATCTAAAACTATTTTTGATAGTGTAGATGGTAATTTTTGTAATCCGTTCGCTATTGTTTTCGCAATAAAACTTTTTCCACAACCAGTAGGTCCTTGCATGACAACAAATTTATTTTCTTTAAACGCATCAAGTATATTAGGTATAGCATATTGTTGACTCGAAGATGGTATATACCCTTTCGGAAAGTTTTTAAGACCCATATACTTATTATAATATCTCTATAGAAAGAAGCAAGTCATAATATTTATTACGCTTATTTTTTATTAATCTGTTTAAGCGAGCTTTCCATATGAGATCGTTTTGATGAATATGTACTAATGTATAATCAAAATAGATAAATTTTTTATCAGTAATAATATTAAATGGATATAATAATTCTATTTTTTTATTATTATCTAAAAGTAAGCGAATATTAAAATCTTTAATATCGTATAAAATAATTTGACCAGTTCCTAATGTTCTTTTTTTAGAAGTGATCTTTACATGATGAAGTAAAAGATTTTTTAAAGTATTATCTACTAATTCATATGTCATGTATTCATAAAGTCCATTTTTTCACCTGCGGACATTGGAGTAATTTTTTCATTTAAATACACCCAGAAGGTCTGATCGGCTTCTAATGTACTAATTAAATCAACAGTATCACAATTTATAGTTCTATAATCTTGCATTAAAATATCCCAAGTAATAATTAAATTTTCTTGATTAGGATTATACTTAGGAGCTTGTCTAGGTGGATCATAATTTAAAACAGTTCTACCTTCAACAGAATTTAAAAGCTGTGCATTATTTGTGCATAGCATTCTTCGAGTAGCTGGGCGACCAGGCTTAGGAGATCGTCTAGCGAACTTAACCTCACACACCTTATCTAATAATATAGCTTTAAGATTTGCTAAGCTGGTTATCATCGTCGTCTAAGTCCTGACAAATACCAAAAAAACGTTGCTCGCTTAAAAAAAGACAATCTCTAAGAGAGCGATCATAACCGACTACTCGAAGATTATCGACCTTAATACCTTTATCGTCTGGAAAGCAAACAACGTCGCCTGGTGATGTATACTTACACAGTGGCCCGACAAGAACAACTCTTGCTAATCTCCAAGTACGATGCACTTGAGCTAAAGGAATATGTATACCGTTTCGTATTACAGATCTCCCGTCATTTGATAAATCAACATATTGAGCTAAAACAATATCGTCCATAACTTTGCTCAACTTATAGCCTTGAAGACTAAATGTATCAGTATCTTGATATGTATCTAAATCAATTAAACTACGTTTAACGTCATGATCAAATGCGTCACGTTGACTGTCAGTCAATTCTAACCTATCTAACTCTTCTTCGTATTTTTGTTTAACTTGTTTTTCATTCATACTTTTTAATATTTATCTCAAATGTTTCTGAATACAAATCTACCTCCCGTTGCGACAGTTCATATTGTTTACAGACCCTTTCGTATATCTTTTTATCTTTTTTTATTTTTTTAGTATAATTAATATATTTTCTTTTTGTCTTTGGAATTAATGCATGTAAGAAATTATAATGATCAACGTTTATACTAAAAACTGATCCATACATATTAACACTATTGTTTATTGCTGGTACAAATTGTTTATCTGCAAAAGTCACATACCTATTAACAATATAAGGAGAATATAACTGCGCAGATGTAAGATCTATGTCAATTTTATTTGATTCGAATAAAATATTAGTTACAAAATCAAAAAAGTTATTTGCTTGTTTCATAATAAAGACAGTTTAAGTTCCTTAACCAAATCTCTCCCAAGGTTTGCAAAAAAATTTAGGTATAAGGCACAAGTTATAAGAATCTCATTCCAAAATCGCCAAACAGGAGGGTCACCCCAGTTTTTCGAAAAAAATTTAGGCATAGAACCAAGACTCATACGGTTAATTTCGTTGTCGCCAGAAAGGCGTCGTCCGTCATGGAATAGTACAAATCCACCACGATTTTCATGAATTCTTCCACTTGATTGTCGGTTAAATTCGTGGAAAACGCAAAAGAAGGGGCTTGCCGACCGGCAATTACATTAATTGCAGTGTGACCAATAGCAACATTGTCTTTTGAATAGGTTATACTCACACTGCACTTACCTTTTGGTTGAATGATGCCATGTTGCTCGAATTCTTTGTGTACAATCAAGTCATCACCGTCAACTTCAATGGGAGCCTTTAAATATTTCGTTGACAACAGGTTCGCAATTTGTGTATTGAACAATCTTTGAAAGAATACAGCACCAAGAGGACATAAATTAGGAAGCTCCCAACAAAAATTAACAGCGTCGTCAGAATAAATGAAATCATTGTTAAGAAGGTCTTCATTATCAATCATCCCCTCCGTTTCTACCTTCATTGGTGCACGAAACGCAATGATGTTACCAATCGGGAGAGTCTTTTTCCGAAAATATTTATACGCAAACCGATTGTGAATTAAAGTTCCATCATAGAGGTCGATATCTTTTAAAATCATACTACTATAATAATATATCTCTTAAAAAAATCAACATTATTATGTAAATATTTATATGGCTCTTCTTTACGAAGCTACAGATTGGCATGAGGGTGATTTTGATCCTGCAAACGTTTCTCTTGCAGAATGGGAATTTATATATGAACACGGAGGTTGGCTTAAGCGAGGCTCCGGACCTGGAAGCCTTTTAGAGAACAATACTGAACTAATAGAATGGTTACAGAATTTTATTATAGGAAATAATGCATCTAGTATATTAGATATAGGATGTGGTGACCTTCAATGGATTGTTCAAACGTTAGATGGTATAACTTACGAGGGTGTTGACTGGGTCGCTACTGTTATGAACATAAACAGACAAAACCATCCGTCTGACGCTAATACAGCGTTTACTTTCTCAACTGAAAACATAATGAGTGATACTTTTGAACCAGAGGGTGCGGATATTTTAATATGTAAAGATGTATTACAACACGTCCGATTGTCGAGTGATAATTTAATTAACAAGGTAGAACAAATAAATTGCAAACATAAAATTTTTATTGTACCGGGCTGGGATGAAATAAAAGATCAGCTAATGGCAAATGGATATACTTTTTCTCAAACGTATTCAGCTGAGTTCACGCCATGGCCAACAACAATGGAAGAAAAATCTATATACTTAAAATCTACTTATTAATATTTTGTAGGATCAAATGAAGCTGTCTTATATCTTTGTCGACGTGTGGTGAACCGTTTACTAATCTGTTTTTCATTATCTATTTGACTCTCAAATATAGTATTTATACATAAAAATGGATGAAAAACGTAAGCATTATAAAATTTACGAGCCCAGATCGATGCAGATAAAGTTGCAATAATTCCATCAGATGGAAGTACAATAGGGTAATTAGTAGCTAATAAATGTTTTGCCATACTAGTAGTTAAAGAATAACAAACTGTACCTCCATGTTCCCTATAACCGTTATAAAAATAATCATTAACTTGTTTTCTTTTTTTAGCTAATAATGGTTCTCTTTTACCATCAAAGCCGCGCCAAGAATGAAAATGAATTATGTCCCAATCTTTAGGTATATATTCTTTCCACTCTAAAGCATTATTACATAACTCTTCATTAACAATCGCATCATCTTCTATAACAAGAAAGTTATTTACATTATCGTCTATAGCAGTTTTATATGCTTTAATATGACCGTACGAGCAACATATTTCTGATAAAGATAATGGATGAGGCGAACCGGATATATGCCGAGTGTTATCATATTTAGCAGCTTCTATTTTAAATATATATTGAAATCGAAACTTCTTTCGATTATTTTTTCCTTTAATAAAAAAATCACTTGGAATGATACTGCGAATAAATTTATAATTTTCAATATTACATTGTTTAAAATGGTCTTGTATGTACTCTTTACGAGCAGGATCTCGTCCCCACACTACATATATTTTATCAAATAATGTATCTAACATTAAAAGACATTAACGTAAAAGACTTTCTTTATACCCCAGCATCTCCCACGATTCATTTTCCGGTGACCAATATACGACAATACCAATTGGAAGCTCCGCAGTATCAACAAATTGATCCTCAACAATACCTTTTTTAATTTTTGCTTTCTCTACAAGAAAGACCTTCTCTTTAAAATATATAGCACGAGTCTTACGTTTATATTTTGTTTCATAAGCTTCTTTATCAGGTAATTTAGTCCAGTCCCATGTTAAAGGGTTCCAAAAAACTGAAAGATTATTTTTAAGTTTTGCTTGTATAGTTTTTGTACCTAAAAATGTAACTTCTTCTACATCTTGACTATCTGGTTTATACTCAGTACCATTAAAATATATATCCATATTTTTATATGTCTCAGTAACTGGATCAACAATCGGATCAATAGGTTGTTTAGATTGTTTAGTTTTTTTTGTAGCTGTTCTAGTCATAATTACTATTGAAATAAACGTTTATTCTTATAATTAATTATACATGTCAGATGATCTTGCAACTCGGTTTTGCGACCGTCCATGGACTTTTTTAGAAATACAAGAAAAAGCATTATATAATTGTTGTCCGCGGTGGGTAAATCATAATAAAATAGGAGAAATTACTCCTGATTTAGATTTTTTTGAACAATGGAATAGTGAACGTAGTAAGGAGTTTCGACGAAGTATCCTTAATGGTTCTTTTAGTATGTGTAACAGTGAAGAGTGCCCTAAGATTCAAAATAAAACTTTACCTAAACGGCAAGATATATTAGACGGAAAGCACGGAGAATATTTACAACGAATTGTTGAATGGGAATTAGATGTAGCTGATAATCCTACTATAATTAATTTATGTTATGATAGATCATGTAACTTAGAATGTCCGAGTTGTAGAAAGCATAAAATTTTTTATAATGAAAGAAACTTCCCGGACAAATATAAACAAGTTTTAAGAATTAATAAAAAACTTTTAGAAATGATTCATAGTAAACCTCATGATGTTTCTCTTAATATAACGGGTTCAGGTGATCCATTCGGCTCACCGTCATTTTTTGAATTAATGAAAAAAATTAATCCAAAGCGTAATCCTAAAATTACATTAAAATTACAAACAAACGGTGTTTTATGGGATGAAAAAAGATGGTCAAGACTAGAGAATATACATACATTAAAGATAGAGGCTATCATTAGTCTAGATGCTGGTATAAAAGAACATTATGATAAAGTTAGAGTCGGTGGTGACTGGGATCGATTAATGAAAAATTTAACTTTTATACATTCCCTTGAATTACCGTTTGTTAGACTAGATATGTGTGTTCAGAAAAATAATTATCAAAGTATACCTGAATTTATTCAAATAGCTCAAGCTCATAATTTTCATTCATACACTTCTAGAATGTACAATTGGGGTACGTTTTCTGATAAAGAATATAATTCTCATAATATATTTGATACTAAACATCCGGAACATAAACAATTTTTAGAAATACTAAACGACGACTATCACTACCACAAACACGATTGGGGTAATCTAACAGATTTTATAACTGATTAATGAAACTAGCAGTACTATTATACGGTCAACCCAGATTTTGGGACTTAAGTCATGAGAGTATTATACAAGAGACTACATTTGAGGATAGTACTACAGATTATTATTTTCATTTCTGGGATCAAGTCGCATATGGACACAACGACTGGGAGTCTGGTGGTAAATTAACACAAGAAGATAAAGATAAAATAGTATCTATTTATAAACCTAAAAAACATCTCTTTACCGATTATAAGCCTCTAGAAAAAGTAGAGGAAGAAGTATTTAAAATGGTAGAAGGGTGTAAAGAGAAATTAAAATTCTTTTATAAAGATGGTGGTAAGATGGAGCCGTTAAATCTATCCAAAACCATTTTCGAAGCTTGTGAGCCGTGGCATTTGCGATACTATTTAGGTCAGTTTGTTTCATTACAGCAGGGCGCTCAACTGATAGAAGAGGAATATGATTATATCTT